GCCTGCCGCTTTGTTGTGTTTGTAGAATCAGCTTCAAATATGCGTCCTACATACACTTAGGTCGTAAAAATATTATATCACACACTCAGCATTTTATCAATAATTTTCAGCCTATTGCCGATTGATGTCCGGCAATACGGCACACGCGCTGCAATATCAACTTGGCATAGCTGGTCGACGTACCGCAACCGGGCGATTTTCCGGTCATACCTCCCAAGCGGCGCACGTTTTATCACAGCTTTTATCTGTTCTGCATTAAGCCCTTGCAACGCTGGCGGAAAGACTATACGAGCCGCCGCCACAGGCAGCACCGAGCCAAAAAGGCTGCGGCAGCTGTCCGGCGTTGCGCACCATATTGCCAATGCTGGCGAACTGGTGACGTTTTGTCACCATTTTCGTGGCGTGCCGAAATTGCTCTTGTACGGCGTACATTTTGTTGGTGTCAACAAAATGGTGGTATGTAGTGCTTGCCATGATATACTCCTTTCAGCGAGAAATAATCGGGATAGCCCAGAATGGGAAGAAAATGCACCAGTATAAAAACCGAGTTTTGAGTTGAACTGCAAGATTTTCTTTTCCAATAGATTTGCAATCGCTTCTCCAAATAAAGAAGAAAGGTGTAAAAAGCAAAAGCTGTGCAAAAACAGCAACAATTTCTGCAACAAAAAATGTTTTTAGATTCACGGCGCGCTCCTTACTTCTTTTCCAGCACCGCTTTCATGCGGTCGAAGAAAAACTGAATCACCTTGCTCATGGTCTCCTCCATGATATCCTCCTTACAGTGTGATCTCCTCAGCATTCGCCTTGTCCTCAGCGTCCAGCGCGTCGTAGTACGCCTGCGCCAGAACCTCCACCTCTGCGATGTCGTCGGCGTCCAACAATCCGCTGTCCAGATGGGTGTACGCTCTGTCCAGCCAGTATGCCACGTCGCGCCCTGCGGAAATCTCGCGCTTGATGCTGCGCAATGTCAGGTCGTGCCGGGCTTTACTTTTGAGTGCCATAGTCAGTCCTCCTTTAGGTCGTTGTCATGGACGCAATGGCGTCCTCAAGATTTTTGATTGCGATGTTCACGTCCCGCTGGTAGTCTAGCTTTACACCTGCTCCGTCGCTCGCTTGCACCACGGTGTCGGGCGCGTAGGCAGTCAGCGCTTTGTAAGCGGCAATTTCAGCAGGGGTGAGCGGGGTTTCGATGGGTGTGGCGAGAGTTGCATTTTGTTCGGCGAGCGTTTTTGTGTTGTCAAAAGAGGTTTTATCAATCCTCTGCACCTTCACCCCTCTCTCCAAGTCCACCTCGTCGCACACCCATTGCTGGCCGTTTTGGTCAGTGTAGTTGCCGCCAGACGTGACAGGTATACCGGGCAATCCGTTTGGTGTGGACAGGGTGAGGAGCTGTTCACGGTAGGGAGAGTAGGGCAGCAGTTTATCGGACAGGAGCATCTGCGGTTTCCATTCCATGTCTATAACGGAACCAGCAGTGCTTTCGATATTCAAATAAAATGGGTATTTTGCATATGATTCCGTAAATTTTATGGGTTTATTAGTATTATTATTTTTAATAGAAACACCAATGGTTATAGAGTTTGTTAAATCTAAATAGCCATTTGAAGATTCTGTGCCCTTGACCGGGTTCGGGTTAAAAATCCATGTGCCAACAAATAGTTTAATATTTCGAAAAAGCCGAACACTCTTACCTGTTGAAGTGCCTTTTATCTTTATAACACCATTTTTTACGGAGTAAGTAATGCCGCCAACAGTGCTTTCTTCAATGTCTGGGAGATACAGTATGTTTGCTCCTGTCGCTTTCACTGTCACGCTCCCACTGTCACCAGCGCTCACGATAGGCACAGGCGCATCCGGCGTGGGTGTGCCGTCCTGCGTGCTCCGACCGTACACGGTCAGGCCGCACAGGGGCGCAGCGAAAGAGTCGTCAACGCTGAGCGGGTTGCCTGTTTCCGTGCCCACAAGGACGTTCTGACGGGTCTTTACTGCGCTGATCGCGTCACCTGTGGCTTTTGCGTCAGCAGCTTCGCCCTCGTGGGTGAGGGTAGTGTCCAGTGCTACGGCAGGGCCTTGAGGCCCGGGTTGCAGCATCAGGTTAAGCACCGGATTTTCAGGCGTGCCAGTAATGTCGGCGGAAGGCTTGTCTCCGCTGGACACCGTACCGATCGTCAGAACAGGCGTTGCGCCGGTTTTGCCGGTTTGACCATTTAAGACATCGATTGTTTTTGTACCGTCTTTGTCGGTGATGCTGACACGATGGCCATTTTCGATGTCAGTTACAGTCACGACTGGAGATTTTCCGTCATTGCCGGGCTCGCCTTTGAATTCGCCAGCGGCAATGCCGTCCTTCAGCTCCTGCAGGCTGTCAGCGGCTTTCTGAGCACTCTGGCTGGCACTGCCTGCACTGGTGGCGGCTTCACTGGCTGCGGTCTGTGCATCGGTCTTGGCCTGCTCTGCGGCGGTGGCATCGGTGTGCACGGCATCCACCAGCTGCTGCCATGCAGGGGTGCCCGGCTCCGGCTCGGTGCCGTCCTCTGTGCCGGAGTTGGCGCTGACACGATACCGCAGGTCTGCGCTGGTGACGGTCTTTGTGCCGTCGCTGCCCTCAAAGGTGATGCACCCGCTTCCGGGCTGTGCGGTCACGCTGGCGGGCACGGCCACATAGCCGTCCACCACCAGCGATGATGCCGGGTCTTTGCCGTCCGGGACGTGCCAGAAAGCTCGAATGGTCAGGCCCTCCCACTCACCGGAAGCGGTGACGGCCAACCGGTACACGCCCCGGTTTTTGGTGTAGCCAAAGCGCACCAGCTGCTCATAGCCCGGCACTTTGACGACGCCATTGGATGCGAGAGATACGCTTTGCTCGATCATAAATTACCCCTTGTTGATGGTAGGCTTTTTGCCTTCCAGTGCCTTCTTCATCATGCTGACAGCCTTTTCAATCACGCTGTCCAGTACTTCGTCGGTGATGATGGGTTTCAGCCAGTCCGGCAGTGCGCCGCGCAGCGCAGCAAAAACCTGTGCCTTTTTCTTGGCACCCTGACCGCTGCCCATGATGCTGTCCTCAGCGATGGTTACGAGCTCCAGCGCCCAGTCCTTGACGTACTGCTTGTAGCCCAGCCGGATGGCACCAACGGCCAGAGAAATAAAGCCCAGGGCCATCAGAACCAGGGCGACGGGGGTGGGGATAAAGTTAAACATTGCTTCCATGTTTTGTTACTCCTTCCATGAGGTAATTATCGATTTTTTCCTTGCTGGCCTGCATAGCGGGCACGTTGTTTCCGGTCAGCTGTGCTTCCAGCAGGGCACGAACGGCTTCAAGCGTCAGGCGGTTTACTTCGTCGATTTCCCCGAAGCGGGACAAATCGCGCCCAAGCGCCAAAGAATGTTGCGCATAGCCCGTTTCTAGCGTTTGCAAGCGCTTGTCCATCTCGTCAAGCCGCTTGTTCTGTGCGTCGTCTGGAGCCTGTGCATTTTTGACGTACTTGTGGATGATGTCCAGCACCTTGTCGATGGTGATGACCGCAGCGCACAGGCTGCCCAGGATGCCCAGCACCCACAGCAAAGCTTCTTTTTCGGTCATTTACCCTCCCGGAGACGGGTCAGACCCTTCTTGCTGATGATACCCGCATAGTCCTTGTATGCGTGGGACATGTCTACGTTGGTGACTTTGCCCGGAATGGCATCCACAACGCCCGGGATATGTGCCGTGCTGGTGTACTGCCACATGCCAAAGGGCCAGCCGGGAGCGGGCTTCTTCGTGCGGTAGGCGGCCAGCCACACGTCGTAAGGCTTCAGGGCCGCGCCGCCCATGTACAGGAAGGTGCTGCCGAACCACAGGCCGGTGTACAGCATGGCGTACACGCCCCAGCTTTCCACCGTGCTCAGCATGTGAGCCGTCAGGTCGGTCAGCGTGGCCTTGCCCAGCGGCTGCTGCACCTCGTCCTCGATGTCCACGGCCACCGGCAGCTCAAAGCTCCGGCCGGCGAGCAGTTTCTTGAAGTAGGCCAACTCCTTGTCGGCCTGCTCCCGGTTGGTTGCCTTGAAGTAGCCATACACGCCGCAGGGGATGCCCAGCCGCTTGCACTCTGCGTAGCTGCGGGCAAACTGCGGGTCAGTGTAGGGGGCGCTGGGCCTGCCCGCTGCGCTGTTGCCCATGGCGCGAATCATCACGCCGTCCACCTTGCCGCTTGCCTTGACCTTCTCCCAGTTGATCGTGCCCTGATGCCGGGACACATCCATGATTTCAGCCATAGTGTCCTCCTTACTGCGTAATCTCCTCAAAGCCGCTCTTGATGAGAATCGCCTTGACCTTTTCCTTCAGCAGGCGGGGGCAGCGCTTATACAGCGCCTTTGCCTCCTCAACAGTCTCAGCAGACATAATTTCCTGTGCCCACAACATTGCCATCATACGTACCATCCTTTCGATTCTTTGTGTAATTTTATGCATAAACAATCTCGCTCATTTCAAGCAAGCACTGTTTCAACATCTCGTTTTCTTTTTGCAGTGCCGCCACCGTCTCCGGCAGCTTCTCCTTTGCTTCCTGTTTCTTGCGCTCTTCTTCCTGCGCGGCCAGCTCTTCGGCGGTGTAGCGGATGTACTTCTGGATGGGCACTTTCTCCACCCATTCCTCCTGCGCCTGAACGCCGGGACGGTCGATGATTTTCTGTACGTCCCTGCCGCCGTTGGGGTACTCAGTCACGGTCTCCCAGTGCCACTGTTCCTCCACGCCCTCTACGGCGGGGTGGATAATCTCTTTGGTGTCATCGGTCAGGTAGCCCAGCGTCAGGTCGGGGTTTTCCACGACCGCGCCGGTCTCGTCAATGATCTTCATGGTTCAAACATCCCCTTTCTCAGGCCACGCGGTGCCAGATGTGCACATAGTAGGCGGCGGGCTGCACGGTGCTGCTGCGGCCATAAATGGCGTTGGACTTGGACGCGTCAAAAGATATATTGCCATAATTTCCGCTAGACCCGTTCTCGAGTGACCTGCCTATGCCTTTGACAGAAAACGCACCGCTGCCAGATGGATAAGCATAAGAGTTGCCCATTACTTCAGATAACGTGCCCGTGATGTTGGGCAGACCTGCCTCAAC